CACAAGGGGATCTTGTACCCGCTTGTCAAGGTTGCTATGCGACTACAGGGAATTACAGGTTTGCTAATGTTAAGAAACCTAGAGAATTAAATCGTGAAGACTGGAAGCGTGACGATTGGGTTAGGGATATGGTATACTCGCTTGAGAATTCTCGTTACTTTCGCTGGTTTGATAGTGGGGACATGTACTCTCATGATTTAGCATGGAAGATTTTTCAGGTAATGGAAAAGACTCCTCACGTCAAGCATTGGTTACCCACTAGAATGTATAAATTTGACAAATTTAAACACGCTATAACACGTATGCAAGGTTTGCCTAATGTAGTGGTACGGTTTAGCTCTGATAGCGTTACTGGTGAAGTTATAGAGGGTCAAACCACTAGTACTATATTTTCTGATACTGTACCAGATGGAGCATTCGAGTGCAAAGCATATCAGCATGAGGGAAAATGTAACGGTTGCCGAGCATGTTATGACAAGGACGTTAAAGTTATCGCATATAAAGCACATGGGGTTAAAATGGCAAAGGTTATTAAGATTGTTGCAATGCAGTAAACCTAGGGTTTATACCTATAGACATATAAATAAATTGTAGTATACTTAACTTATCAATTGAACGGAGGAATTAAAAATGTTAGTATTCAAATACGCAAGTAAAAAAGATTTAAAGGCTAGTATTGGTAAACCGTTACGGTACATTGAGACTAGTATATTTGGTAATGAGTATGTTAGTACAGGTAAGTTAGTAGGTGCTAATCGTCCTCACATGACTGGAATGGGTAGGGAATTTTTCGCAGAGGTTACTATGAACGATGGTTTAATTGTAGGAGTTAAATAACATGAATACATTTGACGCTGTAGGAATTGCAGAAGGTTTTATTGATGCAGATTCAGAGGAGCAAGTCTTAGAAGCATGGCAGACCTTAGTAGATACTGGCATGGCATGGCAAGTACAAGGATGGTTTGGTCGTACTGCTAGACATTTAATTGAGGAGGGTTATATTCATGAGTGATACTAAATACAATGGATGGAGTAATTACGCAACGTGGAGAGTTAACCTAGAAATATTTGATCAATGGGAATTAGGAGATTTTTGGGGATACGATGACGTTGACCCTAAAGAAGTAGACATTTATATTTTAGGTCAAGACATGAAGGATTATGTGGTACAATTGATTGATGAGCAGAGTCCTAGTGATAGCATTACTAATGCATATGCCAATGTATTTATTAATGAGGTAAACTGGGAAGAGATTGCTAAACACATGGTAGATTCTTATAAGGAGATTGTATAATGAGCGTATGTAATCCGATTAAAGAGATTGTATTTGATGGTCGTAAGCCTAGCTATGCCCAGGTAATGAAAGCAGTTAATGAAGAGATTAGCCAGGGTAATACAGATATCACTGTACTTTGGGGCGAGAATTGGATAGACTTATACTTTGATCATAGAGTTAATCAATGGTTTGGTAGTGGGTGGATAAGGGATATTGACGGATCATATATCGCTACTGAGCTCAACACATTTTCATAACGGAGAATAGATATCATGAGAATTAAAGACCCTGTATTAGTATCGAAGACAGTTAACGCTATGTATATTGTTGATGTAGAAGGTAAGAAGATTGAGGTTACCTACTGGTATAACCTGGATGACGAAGGGCAAGGTGGCTGGGATTACGATCTTGAGCCCTGTTATGTAGACTTGACAGAGGAAGAGATAGAAGATTTGGAAGAGGAATTTGAGAACATCATTGCTGATATAGGAGTGTAAGATGAGTAAGCTTAATCACCTTAGACGGATCGCTGATATACTTTGGAATCAGTTTGATGAAGAGATTAAATACCAGGGAGATTGGTTTTGGGCTACTCGTAACTGGGAGATTAACTTTACACTGGAGGATGACCACGAAAGTATTGTCGCTTACCCTCGTAAGGGAGGTGATACAGATTGGAGTAAACCTATTGTATTATCAGAGAGGATTAGAAAATGGAAGACGATAGTTTAAGTAAATGTAATGTATGCTCTTGTGAATTCTCTCTTGATGGTGAGGGAGGGATTGACGGATACTTTGGAATACTGTATGTTGCATTCTGTCCTACCTGCTTTGCTAGTATGGAAGATATGTGTAATCAATTAAGACAATATCATGAGGAGTTTGATAATGAATAGATACAATAACGATAGTTACTATGAACCTGAGGATGAGTTAACTGAGGAGGAATTGGAGGAGCTAGAGCTTGAGCTTGATGAGACAGACTTTATTGATGAGGACGACTGGGAGCGTGACGATGAATGAAGACAAGTACATTAAATATATTTTATGGTTTGCACTTGCTTACTTTGGTGGACATGTGCTATACTATATCGGGTTAGAATTATCTTGTTACTTATACGGAGTACTACAATGAGAAAGCTATATAAGATTTTAGACAGTGATGGGTCAGTCGTTAGAATCTTTGGTTATAAAGAAGAAGCAGAGAGATTCCTAAGACTAGATAAAAGCTTTAAGATTCAAGTACTTGGGATAGAGCGTAAGCGTAACGCTGAGAATAAATTTAACTGGGCTTATAAAAACTTAGGAGATGCACTGCTATGAGATGCTATTGTTGCAATAAAATGCTGTCAGATTTTGAGGCTACACGTAAGAGTGTACACACCAATGAGTACTTAGACATGTGTAATAAATGTTACGCTACTGTCAGTGATGACTTACTAACTTATGAAAGAGCAGACCTATACGATGAAGACGAAGATTACGAAGGAGACGAAGGACTGGATAGTAACGAGTATGATTCATTTAATCGTATGGATAATAGGGTTGACAATGATATTTAAATATGTTATACTATCTACTAAGTAGTTATCTATATAGATAGTTTTTTATATAGTATTATATTAATATAACTTAGGAGTTAAACTTAGGAGTAACTATGGAAGATAACTATCAAGAAGAAATGCACTACCACTTTGCAATACAAAACATGATTGATTGTGCAGGTCGCTATGGTATCGATACAGTCTTACAAGATATCGTTGATGCCTGGAACTTTAAACTAAAGCAACACGATACTACTGCGGAGTTCAGCTATGAATAAACTAGTTGATGAAGCACCTTATCATCCAGGATATGAGGATGCAGTAGTTAACCCTACTCCTAAGTACACTGGTATGAATCCTGCTAAGATGATATGGAAAACTAAACCCTTAACTACTGAGGAGATTGAAGGCATTCGTATGAATACTGCTGGAGATATCATAGCATTCGCTAGAGCAATTGAACATAGACATGGGATAAAATGAAAACAGATAGTAACTTTTTGAAACACATACCTTGCAGTACCTGCGGATCTTCAGATGCTAACAGTATCTATGATGATGGGCATGAGTACTGTCATAAGTGTGGAACTTATAAGAAGGGCTCAGAGGCGATGGTTCAGGCTGTTCTAAGGGAGGGTATCACCGCACCTACGAACTCTTCTCCTAAGCAGTTTAAATCAGTTCTAGAGGCATTGGCTAACGTAGAAGCTACCCCAGTTGTAGAGCGTGGTATATCTACACAGACTATGCACTTCTTTGGTGCAGGTTCTGATGGCACTAGTTACTACTTTCCATATTGTGATATGACTGGTAAGGTGGTGGCTGCTAAGACTCGCTCAATGACTGAGAAACAATTCAGTGTGATTGGTGACTGGAAGGAAGCAGTGCTCTTCGGACAGAACAAGTTTACTCCAGGAGGTAAAGCTATTACGATTACCGAGGGTGAGTTTGATGCCTTGGCTTGCTATCAGTTAACAGGTTCTCGCTACCCAGTGGTATCTATTCGTAATGGTGCGACATCTGCATTGAAGGATTGTAGAGCAAGCTTCGAGTACCTAGATTCCTTTGATAAGATTGTGATCTGCTTTGATAATGATGAGCCTGGACAGCAAGCAGCGAATCAGGTTGCTGAATTATTTGGCAGTAAAGCACACATCTTTAGATTCCCTAAGCAGGAACTCAAGGATGCTAATGATTACCTGATCCAGGGATTGGTGAAGGAGTTTGTTGAGGAATGGTGGAACGCAGAGAAGTATGTACCTGATGGTATCGTAGCAGGATCTACCTTGTGGGATCTAGTAAACCAACCAGTTGAGAAGGCTGAGGTACAGTATCCGTATCATGGTATGAACAATCTTACCTATGGTATTCGCTTAGGAGAACTCGTTACAGTTACTGCAGGATCTGGACTAGGTAAGTCTCAGTTCATGCGTGAGATTGTGTGGCAGATCCTGAACAAGACTGAGGATAACATTGGTCTTATGTTTTTGGAGGAGTCGGTCAAGAAAACTGCTAAGAGTTTGATGTCACTTGCTGCAAATAAACCATTACACTTACCTGATTGTGACGCTGATGAGGAGGAACTTAGACATGCATTTGATGCTACCCTTGGAACTGATCGTGTATTTTTGTTTGATCATTTTGGGTCTACCGCCATTGACAATATTATCAACCGAGTACGATTCATGGCAAAAGGTCTCAATTGTCGTTATGTATTTCTTGATCACGTATCGATTGTGGTCAGTGCTCAGGAGAATGGCGACGAAAGAAAAGCATTAGACGAGATCATGACTAAGCTTCGTACTATTGTGCAAGAGACTGGTATTGCTTTGTTTGTTGTGTCTCACCTTAAGCGTCCTGAATCTAAGGGGCATGAGGAAGGTGCTGCTACATCCCTGGCACAGCTACGTGGTTCAGGTTCTATTGCTCAGCTATCAGACATGGTCATAGGATTAGAGCGTAATGGTCAGCACGAGGATGAGGTAGAACGTAACACTACCTATGTACGAGTACTGAAGAATCGCTTTAGTGGTTTAACTGGACTGGCTTGTCGTCTCTTGTATAAGCGTGATACAGGTAGGATGACTGAGCTTCCTCCTGAGGAGAAGACATTATGAAGAAGATATTACTTGCAGTAACTGCTATGTTAGTGTATAATAATAGCATGGCTTGTGCGTCCACTGTAGTGGTACATCCTGATGGTAGAACAATGAGCTGTACTGTCTGTGCTACGGTGGTAATATGTCAATGATTAAATGGGGAGGTACTTCGTTATGTTTAATTGGAATAGCGTTAACCAGCTTCAATGTATATCCACTTAATATACTATTTGGACTGGTTGGATCAGGCTTGTGGGCTTATGCTGGTGTACTGCAGCGTGACATACCTTTGATCCTGGTTGAGGCTGTAGCAGTTGCTCTGTACTTTGCAGGGGTGGTCTCTTATGTAACATATTCGTTGCATAAATGGCTTTAACGTAACATTTATATTACATTATGAAAGAATCTTTAATTATTGTTGCTGCTCTGTTTGGTGTGCTGCTTGGCTTCTTAGTTAGTGAACACAAACATAGGTTAGATAACATTCAATGTACTAGTTATTCTACTAAGCATTCGAAATGGGATGGATACCTAGCACGAAACGAACATGGAGACATACGCTGCTTTTGGTTAGAGCGTGAATATCCTTGGAGACTTAGGCATGGAGTACCTGTTTAATGGCACATCCTGATCAATTATTTGGAGATAGAACTTATGC